GTGAAGAGTGGTTCAAGGACAAATTCGGAACGCTCCCTGAGCGCGGCAAGGTATTTAAACGGCCCGAGAAAGCCCACAAGTACGGCGCACAGAAATCCGGCAAACATGCCAGCAAGAAAGAGGCCAGGCGATCCGAACAACTCCAGCAGATGCAAAGGGCCGGACTGATAAGCGATCTTCGGGAGCAAGTTAAGTACGTGCTTATACCAAGTCAGCGCGGACCGGATGGGAAGGTGATTGAGCGACAGGTGACGTACACCGCCGACTTTGTTTATCAGGATAAAGACGGGAATCAGATCGTTGAGGATGCAAAAGGGTTTAGAACACAGCAGTACATATTGAGAAGAAAGCTCCTTTTGTGGGTACACGGAATCAGGGTGGTGGAAGTATGACTATGTGCAAAGAAGATAAGCTGGAAATTGATCGGCTGGTTTGCATTTATCTCAACGGTATTCAATCTGTGACCAATGACGCCGGTTGCCGCATTGGGGGTGGGAAGTGACATGGTTAATCAGTCAAGCCCTTTACGAGAAATGGCATTGTTTGCAGGAGCTGGAGGAGGAATCCTCGGAGGACACCTGCTCGGATGGAAAACAGTCTGCGCCGTTGAGTGGGAGCCTTACCCAGCTTGCGTACTTGTCGCCCGACAAAATGACAAAATTCTCCCGCCTTTCCCGATTTGGGATGATGTTCAAACCTTTGACGGCAGGCCGTGGCGAGGACTTGTTGATGTCATATCTGGCGGATTTCCGTGCCAAGACATCTCAGCGGCTGGTCGGGGGGGGGGTATTGAAGGCGAAAGAAGTGGGATGTGGCGAGAAATGGCTAGGATTATTGGCGAAGTACGACCCAAGTACGCATTCATTGAAAACAGTCCAATGCTCACTATTCGCGGACTCGGAACAGTCCTTGCAGACTTGGCCCAAATGGGGTTCGATGCGGAATGGGGAATGCTGGGAGCAGATTCCGTTGGATTGCCGCATAGAAGACAACGAATTTGGGTGTTGGCTTCCGACACCAGTAACGAGTATGTGGAGAGGAGCAGCAAAGAAAAGGTATTGGGGCAGCCAAGATTACAGGGCTTCATTTACAACGGAATGGGTAAGAACGAGCATGGATTGCGCTCAATACTTTCACCCGGACTATGTAGAGCTTTTAATGGACTTCCCGGACAAGTGGACAGAATTAAAGCCATTGGAAATGCCCAAGTTCCAAGAGTGGCAGCAAGTGCGTGGCAAATACTGATGGATAGAATAGATGGATACGAGCAGCGAGGAGTGGAGAAATATCTGCGAGGCTAAGGATTTATTAACGTGGCCTTTAGCTAAACGAAGGAAACAATTGGCATTGATATACGAAAAAAGGGGGGAAGCTGGGTATCAAAAATTAACGGCAGAGATGCAGAAACAATGGGAACAATCTAAATCTTTAAAGGATAAATCATGAAAAAACTATTACTTAGTATCTTTATTTTAGGCAGCGCAAGCTGTTTTGCACAATCAACGAATTTCAATAACAGCCCCAATAACTTCAACAATAGCCTCAATAACTTTGAAAATTCGCCCAATAACTTCAGAAATAGCCCTAATAACTTCAATAACAGCCCGAATAATTTCAATTCAACAAACGGCGTTTATGACAATTCAGGCAATCGGATCGGGTATAAAGTAGAGGCTCCATCAGGTGTAGTCAACATTTACAACAATGACGGTAATCGGGTAGGCTTTATTCCAAAATGATTAAATACAACATTTATGACGAGAATGGCGAACTGATGCGGGTAGTCAAAACGCAGGAAGAAGCCAAGCAGATCATCAATACGTATCGGGATTGGTTCTATCAGGAGATCAAGCCGCCTGAACTGCCGGAAGCATTGTTTTAATGAGTTCGTGGCTCATTATCGTAACTGGCTTAATTTATGCCTATATTGGTATAGAACAAGGCTTTAAAGGCAATATGGCTATGGCAGTCGTATATAGCGGTTATGCGTTTTCTAATATAGGACTTTATTTACTTGCTTCAAAATAGGGGGATGTGTGGAATTTGAGAACTTTTGGTCAGAATGGCCCAAGAAGGTAGCAAAGAAAAAAGCGGAGCTGGCATGGAAAAAGCTAACTCCATTAGAAAAGCGGGAAGCGTTAGAAGCTTTGCCGCAGCATATTAAATACTGGCAAATCAAAAAGACGGAGATGGACTTTATCCCGTATCCCGCCAGTTGGCTCAATGGGGGCAGATGGGAAGATTGTTTAGACCTAACCCCAGCTAAAGAAAAGATTGACAGATCATGGATGTTTAGTCAAAAAGGCATTGAAGCAAAAGCTGCCGAACTAGGCGTTTTAGGTAACGGCTACGACACATATGAAACCCTCAAGCGCAAATGCATGAAGCGACTTGGCTTAGAAACGGACTAAAGGAAAACCATGAAAGAATACGACCCGCACGAGGCGATTGACTTTATCTTTAAAAACGCCCCAATGTACGCAAAAGCAAGTGGTGAGCTGGCCCAGCTAGAAAACTACAGGCATAGCTTAAAGGCTATCAAAATGTCGCAAACAGACGAACAATCGTTAGGGGCGCAGGAGAGGGAAGCCTACCGCAGCCAAGACTATCAAAATTTATGCAAAGCCATTGGTATAGCAGTAGAGAAGAAGGAAGCCTTACGCTGGCAGTTAGAGGCGGCTAAGATGCGCTTTGAAGCCTGGCGCACCCAACAGGCTAACGATAGAAACGTAGAAAGGATGACGCGATGAGGGATTTTGCTGAAGTATTTTTGGAGATGAACCGCAGAATGAAAGACCTGCATAATGCAGTTATGAACTCAGATCACACAACTGGATACCTAATTGCTTGCGATGTAACCGATTTGGCTCAAGAGCTAGAAACGGTGCTGCATAAAGACTCGAATGAATGAACGAAAGTATTTATCGGCTGTTGCGAACCTCGGCTGCATACTTTGCAGACATCTTGCCTTGGGGGAATCACTCGCAGAAATTCACCACGTTCGCCGGTTTGGTGGTAAACGATCCCTTGCTCCCGTCATCCCCCTCTGTCGAGAACATCACCGAGGAGATACAGGTGTTCACGGACTTGGAGCTAAAGGATTTGAGAAACGTTATGGTATTACGCAGGAGCGACTACGTGAAGAAGTCGAAAGTCTTTTACCGCAGGAATAGGGATCACTTTCCCGATAAGGACATATTTGCCAAAATGGATGGAATACTAGGATAAATGTCTAGATCGGGCAATATGTATCATAAAAGATACATTAATAGGATTTGTGTACACAATGAGATACACAATGCATTTGCATTACCTTGCGCTTGGACTTACAGACAGCCAATGTAAAACTGCATACGCCAGCAGGCGCAAGGTATATACATTGTAGCTACGATGTAGCCCAAATTAAAGACTTCTTTAACTTGTACAAGTCTTATTAAAATATACAAATATCGGACAACGATGACCTATTTTTGCATGACTTTTTCTTTATATTTCATGCAGTTATCAAGGTTTTTTGCACAACAACATAGTACACGTTAGATAGATAACAAAGTGATTTAAAAGTAACAAAGACGCAACTTTTGTAAAAAAATGTGTAATTAAATACACAAAAATTACTAAACAAGGCGTTTTGTAAGAAAAGGTTAGACGGTCAATAAAATTGCGTATTCCAGCGTTTTTGACCTGTAAATGTCAATAATTCGGTTTATACAAGTCTAAACTAAAGCTCTAGCGGATCAAGGCCAAGCTCAGTTGCGACTAAACGACAGCGGTCTCTAAATGGTTTGCCGTGATGCATCCATTTATCACCCTTTTGGCGATGAAAGCTCATATGCACCATTTCATGCGCTAAAGTGGTTAAGACGGTGTAGTAATGCCCGCACCTAGCAGACGATACGGTAATGGTGTGCTCGTATTCCTCACAGGTGTAGAGATAAGTACCCATGAGTTCAGGATCGGCTGTAACTACAAACTCAACTTCTTCCGGCAGGGGCATCTTCCATTTAGTAAATGGGTATGAAACCGCCAACGAAGCGTATAGGTGCTTTAGAACGGCTGGATTAAGTTTCATGCTTTCATGCCTTCATGCACTAAACACGGTGAATAGCCCCACGAAAATCAACCTCATCCTCGCCAACAACTCGGACAATCTCAGGCTGAAGCATCTTGCTGCGCTCAAAACTAAGGATAACAAAGCCCTGCCCCCAATCTTTCGGGGTATCTTCTGTATAAGCAAACTGTTGGGAGTGCGGATCAGCTAAAGTCCCCGTCTGTACGCCCCATCGTGTACCGTTGTAATCTGCGACTGGGATAGCTGAAAGCACATGGGTATGCCCTGTAATCATATTAACCCCAGCATTCATGGCATTATTCCTGCCGCCAGTCCAGCCGCCTTTCCAGCGATGTTTAATGCAGGTATCCTCATTGACCCAAAACGACCAGCAAGGGTTCCACATTGGGAAGTATTCTTTTAGGGTAGTGCCTCGCACGCCTTCAAAAGCGGGTAGATTAGCAACGATAGACATTTCCAGCCGTTGATCGTGGTTTCCCATAGGCCAGAACAGTTTGGAACCTTTAGAAACCTTTTCGATTTCGCCCAAGTAATACTGGCAGGCTTCAAGCTCTTCCTTTACGGTAGGCAGCTTAGACCAGTCGGCTCTAGGAAATCGGCTTAAATTAGCCCCGTCTAGCGCATCGCCATTACAGATAACGGCTGTTGGTTTGAACTCCTTAATGGATTCCAATAGGGCTTTGAATGCGGTAGTGGTTTCGTCAGGCCAAAAGTGGGCATCCGAAAAGACAATTACCCTGCCTTTTTTTAGGTCTATACCTCGGCGGGTATTGCCAGGCGTTTGTGCTGTCTTTTTAAAGTAGGCTGGGTTTTCGCTGGCAAAGGTATCAAGAATGATTCCATGCTTATTTTCTAGCGTTCTACGCCTAGACATTACATTGCGTATTGCAATACCGTGTTCTTTAGCGAATTTGCTGGGACTGCCTATCTTTTTCCAAGATTCAATCCACTCGTCATCTGTTAAGTGATAACTCGTCATATATGCCTTTAGTTGAAAATAACTGCGATATAATGCTAAAGTTAGCTTATATTAACTGAATGCCGTGAACTTTCAATGACTTATGCACGAATTGACACGAATCACCGCGAAATAGTCGCAGCGTTGCGTTCAGCAGGAGCAACAGTTGTTAGTTTAGCCTCAATGAAGCATGGCTGCCCAGACCTGTTGGTCGGCTATGGAAACGAAACGATGTTGATGGAAGTCAAGAAAGATGAGAAGGCTAAATTTACCGCAGATCAGCTTAAATTTATAGCAAATTGGCGGGGTGGTGCAATTAGTAGGGTAGATAGCCCCGAATCCGCACTAAGAGCATTAGGTTGTATTATTACAACAGGTGGTGCAAATAAAGAAGTCTAAAAGTAGTTTACGCAGATACAGGAGAGCCTTTCGCGGAGGTTAATTATGACAAAAAAGCAGACGGAACTTGAAAAACCCTCAGTAGAAAAAGAAAATGGGCATGGTGGCGCACGAGAAGGCGCAGGAAGACCAGCATTTGAACCCATAGAATCTGAGCGGAAACAGGTAGAAGCCCTATCGGGCTATGGATTACCAATAGAACAGATAGCCATTCTGATACGGGATGGAATCTCCATTGATACCCTGACTAAATACTTTGAGCGTGAACTGATGGCTGGCAAGGCTAAAGCAAACGGGCAAATAGGCAAGACATTGTTCCAAAAAGCTACTTCAGGCGATACAACGGCAGCAATATGGTGGTCTAAGACCCAAATGCGCTGGAGAGAAGTCCAACAACATGAGCTGACTGGTGCTAATGGCGGCCCTTTAGAGTTTACAAAGATCGAGCGTGTGGTCATCCGTGACAAAGCAGACGCTGAAGATTAAAACCCCGCATTGGGCGTTACCCTTATTAAACCCATCCCGATATAAGGGCGCATGGGGTGGGCGCGGCTCCGGCAAGTCCCATACCTTTGCTGAGATGCTGATAGAAGCACACATCATGGATCAGAACAGCAGAAGCGTCTGTGTGCGTGAAATACAGAAGTCTTTGAACCAGTCGGTTAAACGGCTGCTAGAAACTAAGATCGAATCCATGAACGCTGGGGCTTACTTTGAAGTCCAAGAATCCGTCATTAAGTCCAAAAAAGGCGATGGATTGATTATCTTTCAGGGTATGCAGAATCATACGGCAGACTCGATTAAGTCACTCGAAGGCTATGATCGAGCGTGGGTAGAGGAGGCACAGTCATTATCCCAGCGCAGTTTAGACCTGCTGCGCCCTACTATTCGTAAGCCAGGCTCTGAACTTTGGTTTACTTGGAACCCCAATAAGATAGATGATCCTGTTAATTACCTGCTGCGAGGCGATAAACCGCCGCCCGATGCAGTCGTATTAGAGGTCAATTTTGAGCAGAATCCGTGGTTTCCTGACGTTTTAAAAGCCGAAATGGAGTACGACAGGGAAAGGGATCAGGATAAGTATGCCCACGTATGGCGTGGCGGATACTTGCAAAACAGCACTAGCCGAGTGTTCTCCAACTGGAAAGTAGAGGAATTTGACACCCCACCCGATGCCGTACATAGATTAGGGGCTGACTGGGGCTTTGCTTCTGACCCGACAGTATTGATTCGCTGTCATATTATTGGGCGCAAACTCTACATTGATTACGAGGCTTACATGGTTGGCTGTGAGATTGTGAATACGCCCGCCTTGTTCATGACCGTTCCCGAAGCGGAAAAGTGGCCCATTGTGGCGGATAGCTCTAGACCTGAAACCATTAGCCATATGCGTAAAAATGGATTTTCTAAGATTATGCCTGCCGTTAAGGGTGCAAAATCCGTAGAGGAAGGAGTAGAATGGCTTAAGTCGTATGACATTATTGTTCACCCACGCTGTACGCATACGATTGATGAATTAACCTTTTATAGTTATAAATCAGACGCATTAACGGGCAAAGTGTTACCGATATTAGATGATCGAAATAACCACGTTATAGATGCATTGCGATATGCTTGCGAGGGCGTGCGCCGAGCAGTAACGAAAACGATTGACTTTAAACCATTGCCTAATGTATCAAAATGGTGAGAAAATACGGCAAACGAGGGCAAAATTATGGCAAGAATCTCCAAAGAGCAGCGTTTAGCAGACCTACACTCTGAGGCACTTTCGCAATTCGACAATGTTCAGACTGCATTGCGGGATGAGCGTTTACAGTGCTTACAAGACCGCAGGTTCTACTCTTTAGCTGGTGCTCAATGGGAGGGGCCATTGTGGGATATATACGAAAATAAGCCTAAGTTTGAAGTCAATAAAATCCATTTATCCGTTATTCGGATCATTAATGAATACCGAAATAACCGCATTACAGTCGATTATGTTGCCAAAGATGGCAGCCAATCCGACAATTTAGCCGAGACTTGTGACGGTTTATACCGTGCCGATGAGCAAGATAGCGTAGCAAACGAGGCTTATGACAATGCCTTTGAGGAAGCCGTATCAGGTGGATTCGGAGCCTGGCGGTTGCGTACCCAGTACGAAGATGACGAGGATGAGGATAACGAACGCCAACGCATTATGATCGAGCCGATCTTTGATGCTGATAGTTCTGTTTTCTTTGATTTGAACGCTAAACGCCAAGATAAGGCTGATGCCCGTTTTTGCTACGTTGTGTACTCAATGACGTATGAGTCCTACAAAAAAGAATACAACGATGACCCGACTAGCTGGCCTAAAGTCATCCACCAGTACGAGTTTGATTGGTGTACCCCTGACGTGGTATATATCGCTGAGTACTACCAAGTTGAGGATGTGACTGAAACCATCCGTATATTCCGCAGTATTGACGGTACAGAAGAGCGTTATAAGGCTTCTGACTTTGAGAATGATCCCGAATTAGAAACAACCCTGACCGCTATTGGCAGCCAAGAAGTGCGGCAGCGCAAGATAAAGTCCCGCAAAGTCCATAAATACATTATGTCGGGCGGCAAAATCCTTGAAGATGCAGGCTATATTGCTGGTAAATGCATTCCAATCGTGCCTGTCTATGGCAAACGTTGGTTTGTTGATAACGTAGAGCGTTGCATGGGCCACGTTCGTTTGGCTAAAGATGCCCAGCGTTTAAAGAATATGCAGCTTAGCAAGCTAGGCGAGATTAGTGCTTTATCCTCAGTAGAGAAGCCAATCCTAACCCCTGAACAGGTAGCAGGCCACCAAGTCATGTGGTCAGAGGACAATCTAAAGGATTACCCTTACTTATTGATTAACCCTGTAACTGGCCCTGATGGTAGTCAAACGCTGGCTGGCCCGATTGCATACACCAAATCCCCACAAATCCCCCCAGCAATGGCGGCTTTGTTGCAGGTAACGGAACAGGATATGCAGGATATTCTTGGCAATCCTTCTGCTGCAGACAAGATGGTTAGCAATATCTCAGGCAAGGCTGTAGAAATGATCCAGTCACGGCTGGATATGCAAACCTTTATCTATATGAGCAACTTTGCCAAAGCGATGAAGCGTTGCGGCGAGGTCTGGCTATCTATGGCTAAAGAGATTTATGTGGAGGAAGGCCGCTCCATGAAGGTCGTGACGGAAGATCAACAAACCGATACCGTAACCCTGATGCAGCCTGTCGTAGATCAAGAAACTGGCGCAGTCGTGCTGGCAAACGACATTAGCGAGGCTAAATTTGATGTAAACGTTGATGTTGGCCCAACGTCATCCTCTAAGCGTGCGGCTACGGTTCGCGCCCTTACTGGAATGATGACCATTACCCAAGACCCTGAGACCTTGCAAGTATTGGGCGCAATGACAATGATGAACATGGAAGGCGAAGGCATTAGTGAGGTTCGTGACTTCTTCCGTAACCGTCTAATCCGTATGGGTGTGGTCAAACCTACCGATCAGGAAGCCGAAGCACTCATGGCTGAGATGGAAGCGCAAGGTCAGCAACGTGATCCAAACGCTATATTCTTAGAGGCAGCCGCAGAAGAAGCGGTAGCGAAGGCAGCGCAGGCACGAGCCAGCACGATTAAAACGGTAGCGGATGCTGAATTGTCACGGGCTAGAACGATTGAGACACTAGCAAAATCAGGCGAGATTGAGCAGAATGTAACCTTAACATCATTGGAGGCTGTAGAAAAAGCCACGATGGGAGAAATTCAACCAGTTGTAAGATAACAACAAATGGTGGAAAATGCAGTTATACGGTATCCACTCAGCCGTTTCAATTGAGTGAGTTTAATGGGGTCATTAATGAACAAAAGGGCAGAATTAGGAAACGAAGAAGAAGAGTTAGAAGTGATTGAAGAGCAGGAAGAAGTCGAAGCTGAAGAGTTAGACGGTGAGCAAAATTCCACCGAAGACCAGCCAGACGAAAGTACTGACGAATCACAAGACGAATCGGATGAAGTCATTGTTTCCATTGGTGAGGAATCGCCTCCTCCACAAGAGCACGTAGAAGCACCTGTTTGGGTTAAAGAGTTACGTAAAGCAAACAGAGAGAAGGAAAAGCGGATTAGGGAACTTGAAGCGAAGTTAAACCTAACGACAGAGCATAAAGCTATTGTTGTAGGTCAAAAACCTCGATTAGAAGACCATAACTATGATGCCGATCAATTCGAAGTTGCACTGGCAGACTGGTTTGAGCGTAAACGCTTAGCAGATACCGAGGCTGAAAAAGCACGGCAAGCTGAAAGTACGCAAGCACAAGCCTGGCAGGAGAAGTTAGATGCCTACGGCAAAGCGAAAGCTGAGCTAAAGGTGCGTGATTATGAAGATGCTGAGCTAGTGGCTCAAGAAGTCTTTTCAGTTACGCAACAAGGTATCGTACTTCAAGGCGCAGAGAATCCCGCTCTCGTAATTTACGCACTAGGTAAAAACCCTAAAAAGGCGGCTGAACTGGCTAAAGTAGAAGACCCCGTAAAGTTTGCCTTTGCGGTAGCAAAACTGGAGAAAGAATTGAAAGTTACAAACCGTAAGGCAGCCCCTGCACCTGAACGCATGATTAGCTCGACTGGTCGAGTGGCGGGCGCAGTGGACTCAACCCTTGAACGGCTGAGATTAGACGCTGAGAAGACTGGAAACTACACGAAAGTGCTCCAGTACAAACGGCAGAAGAAATCAGCAAAATGAATATTTTTTAATTAATAGGAGCCAATCATGGCAAATAGTTTCTCGAAAGAAGAGCGCGTAGCGTTCGAAGACCTTTTAGAAGGTTTCCAAGATGCATTAGTACTTTCCCGCAATGTTTCGATCTACAACACAGATCAAACAATGATGGCTCGTACCAATGACACCATTTATCGCCCAATGCCTTACATTGCCCAGTCGGTTAACACCACTCCTGGCAGCGCAATTCCTGGTGGTTATCAGTCGATGACCCAGTTATCTGTGCCTGCTACTATTGGTTTTAGCAAGACAGTACCTTGGGAAATGACCACTCTTGAACTGCGTGACGCATTGCAAGAAGGCCGTCTTGGCGAGTCAGCCAAGCAAAAGCTGGCATCCGACATTAACGTAGCTATCATGAACTCGGCTGCAAGCCTTGGTTCTTTGGTAGTTCCAATCAATGCCGCTGCTGGTGATTATGACGATGTAGCATTGTGCGATGCAATCATGAATGAGCAAGGCGTAGTTGATTATGAGCGTTACTTGGCCTTGTCAAGCCGCGATTACAACGGTCTGGCTGGAAACCTGTCACAGGCTTCCCGTTCATTCGGCAATCCTAAGTCTGACAAGGCTTATGAGCGTAGCTATGTAGGCCCTGTAGCTGGCTTTGAGACTTACAAGATGGATTATGCAAATCGCATTACCGCAGCCGCTGGTGGTACTGGTATTCAAATTGATACCCGCACTACAGCAAACAACTTCTACGTTCCACAGGCTACTTCAACCTCGGTTGGTGGTCAGATTAACGTTGATAACCGCTTCCAAACGATCACTGTATCTTCTTCAGCTAACGTTGCTGACGGCGATGCATTCACGATTGCTGGCGTAGTTGCTGTTCATCACATCACCAAGCAGTCAACAGGTCAACTGAAGACTTTCCGTGTTGTTGATGTACCTGCTGGCGGTACAACTTTGGTTATCACACCTCCGATTATTTCGGATCAAGGTGCAACCGATGCTGAAGCTCAGTATCAAAACGTCATCGTAACCCCATCGGCAACTGCTGCTATCACCTTCCTGAACGTAAATGCTTCTAGCATTAACTGCTTCTGGCAACGTGATGCATTGGAGATTTTGCCAGGCCGTTACGCTGTTCCTTCTGATGCTGGTGTTGCAGTAATGCGTGCCGCAACAGATCAGGGCGTAGAGTTGGTAATGCAGAAGTTCTATGACATCGACACTATGACTATCAAGTATCGTTTGGACACCTTGTTTGGTGTTGTTAACAAACAGCCTGAGATGTCTGGTATCTTGTTGTTTAACCAGTAATCTGTGTAAAAAAGACGGGGGGCTTCGGCTCCCCATCTTAATTAGGAGATCAAAATGCCAATGAAAAAAGGTTATTCCAGTAAGACAATCAGCTCTAATATCAAAAAAGAGATGAAGGCAGGTAAACCCCAAAAGCAAGCCGTAGCAATGGCATTAAGTTCTGCTAAGAAAAGCAAAACCATGAAGAAGGGCAAGAAATGAAAGCTGGTCTGTACGCTAATATCCATGCGAAACGTAAGCGCATTGAAAAGCAAAAGGAAGCAGGCAAGAAGCCAGAGCGTATGCGTAAGGTAGGCGCAAAAGGCGCACCGACTGCTGCTGCATTTAAAGCTGCCGCTAAAACTGCTAAACCGCCCAAAAAGGCTAAAAAATGACGCTTTTCCCCATATTTGTATATCGCTCACCTGGCTCATTAAAGATGCCAAGCGGTAAAACGTATCACTATGTTTCTGTAAATGATGACAAAGAGCTTGAATCACATCTAAAAAACGGATGGTTTATGACTGCGCTTGAAGCAGTAGAAGATGCTGGAGATGCTGCAACGCCAAAAGTGCGTGGCATGAAAGCAAAGAAAGTCGTGCGTAAACGTAAACCTTCCAAGCCATTAGACGGTATTAATCACCGCTTAATCGCCGCAGAAGAAAAAGAGTTGGATTTGCCACCCACTCGTGAAGAGTTAGTACAAAAGGCAACCGAATTAGGATTAAAATTTACCAAACGCACTAGCGACAAGAAGTTGCTAGATATGATTAAAGGAGAGTGACATGGGCTACAGCAAGCGTCAGTTTGTGGCATCAGCCTTTGAAGAGATTGGCCTTGCTTCCTATGTCTTTGACTTGCAGCCAGAGCAATTGCAGTCTGCTTTGACCCGTTTAGATGCAATGATGGCAGATTGGAACGGTAAAGGCATTCGCCTTGGTTATCCATTACCCGGCAGCCCTCAGGATAGTGACCTAGATGAGCCTACTTTAGTGCCTGATTCAGCAAATCAAGCTATTTTTACTAATTTAGCCATTCGCCTTGCCCCTGCTTACGGCAAAGCGGTCATGATTGAGACTAAAGCTACCGCAAAAGATAGCTACAACACCTTGCTACAACGGGCAACTGCGCCTATTGAACAGCAAATGCCATCCACCATGCCATCGGGCGCAGGTAATAAGCCTTGGCGAACCTATGACAATCCATTCTTGCGCCCACCTGTCGATCCGACATTGGCTGGCCCTGATGGGCCTATTGAATTCAACTAAAGGAGCAGAATATGCCTTACATTAATCAACTGCCTCTGCTCAGCCAAGTATCTGCTGGCGATCAGATTCCTGTTTACACCCCGAACAACGGAGATGCTCGCCGTTTGCCGATTAGTCAGTTATTGACTTATTTCCAAGCCACGTTTGCATCGCCTACTGTAGCCACCAATCTATTTACGCCTGGAACTGGCTTTAATATTACCGTTCCAACGCCTGTAAGTGAACAGCAATGGATTCTATTGCAACCTGCTGGCACGTTAGCGGCTGGTACTTTAACCTTCCCGTTAGATACCCAAACCCCTGATGGCACACAGATTTTAATTACCTCAACCCAAACGGTTACGTCATTTACCATCAATATTAATGGAGCCGCTGCAATTTTTGGCGCAGTTTCAACATTGTTAGCTGGAACAGCGATTACTTATCGTTATTATCAAGCAACTAATTCTTGGTACAACATAACTTCGGATGAGTTTTCTGTTCTTGGTGGCCCCATTCAAACCTTCTTAAGCAGCCCTACAAGTGCAAACTTGGCTGCTGCGGTTACGGATGAAACTGGTTCAGGCTCGTTGGTTTTTGCTAATACCCCTACTTTAGTAAGCCCAATCTTAGGAACTCCTACATCAGGAACGCTAACAAACTGTACTGGTTTACCCGTAGCTAACACAACTGGAACATTAGCAGTAAATCGTGGCGGTTCGGGCGCTGTTTCATTGACTGGTGTATTGAAAGGTAACGGAACTTCAGCATTCACGGCTGGAAATATTGATCTAGCAACTGAAGTTACTGGAACTTTGCCTATTCTTAACGGCGGCACGGGAGCAACTGCAGCAACCGGAACTGGTAACGTAGTTCTTGCAAACACCCCAACTTTGACTACTCCCAATATTGGCGTGGCAACAGCAACTTCAGTCGCAACTGGCCCTGTATTTGGAACAATTCAATCATTAAGCGGCCCTGGCGCAGTCAATATTACAAGCCTAACGACTGCATTTACATCTTCAGGTACGGGCGATGCCTTAACCCTCGCAGATGGCGCGGCTGGTCAGTTTAAAAATATCGTGTATGTAGCTCAAGTTGCAGGCGCAGATACAGGTATCTTAACCCCTGCTAACTTTGGAAATGGCACAACAATTACATTTAATAATGTAGGAGATAGCTGCCAGCTTCAATTTATAGGCACAAACTGGTGGATTGTTTCATTAAATGACGCTGTTGTCGCTTAAAAACAACATTAAATCTTTAGGAGAAATATTATGTTTATTCAACCAAGTCTGACAGTAAATACATTAGATTTACTTGTTCCAAATGGTCAATCAATCAGCATCGGCAGCACAGGCGATGATAGAACCCTTGTTTTATTGCAAGCCGTAAACCCTAAGTCAAAGACTTGGAACTATACGCAAGTTGGTGAGCTAGACAATACGGCTGAAACCTTTGGGCCATACGGTGCAGATCGTGTTATTCGCATTCAATCCAAGAATTCTACTGTTGAATATGACATTAGCACCCAGCCTAAACTGCGTAGCTTCCCAGCATTGGTATTGGGTGACTTAAGTCCTGTAGCATTGGTTCAGCCTGCCGCTACATTCGTTACTTTGACTTATGACGATGACGCAGGCGATGTTAAGCTGGTAAGTGCTGGTATCCACAGCCTAACCAACGCAGTAGCACAAGGTGCAAGCCTGTTTATTACTTGGACAGGTGGAACGGCTGCTACTGGCTTCTATGAGGTTTTAGACGCTGATACGGCTACCGATGAGGTGACTATTGACCTGCCTTACATCGAAGCTACCGTCACGATTACCATTGCAGCGCCTGGCGTAGTGACATGGACAAATCATGGTTTAGCTGTAAATGACACCATTCGTTTCACCACTACTGGCGCATTGCCTACTGGCTTGGCTATTAACACAACTTATTTTGTAAAGACAGTACTGTCAGCTAATACATTTACTGTATCAACCTCGGCAGGCGGCGCAGCCGTTACTACTAGCGGCACGCAGTCCGGCGTACAGACTGCACTCGTTTGGTATGGCGTTCCAGTCGTAGCTGTTGCTAATACCTTAGTTACTTTGGCCTCAGTTACCGTACCGGGCTGGTCAATGGGTGTAGGCGGCGGTATTGAAATTGACGCATTGTTTACCATTACGAACAGCGCAAGTGCCAAAAACCTTGGGATGACTTACGGTGGCGGTGTATTGATGGCAGTTGGCGCAGCAAATAACGCTAGTGCCTGCGCTCAAAAACTACTGTGTAATCGTGGTGGATCGCAAATAGTTAGCAATGCTGCGAACCAAATCGGTCATGGATTATCGACTGGCGCAAACGTATTTTTAACAGTAGATGCTACTTTAGATCAACCATTTACATTTACAGCGCAGCCAGTAACCGCTAATAATGTCGTTAAATTAGAAGCATTTAAACTGTATATCAGCTTCTGATGAAAGACCCGCGACTTGCCCGTGCTGGAGTAGCAGGCTTTAATAAGCCTAAGAAAACCCCTTCTCACCCAAGCAAGTCGCACGTTGTGGTAGCAAAAGAAGGCGATAAGGTTAAGACAATCCGTTTTGGGCAGCAAGGCGTTACAGGCTCTCCAAAACGGGAAGGTGAATCTAAGGCTAGTAAAACGAGACGGGAATCTTTTAAGGCTAGGCACGCTAAAAACATAGCCAAAGGCAAGATGAGCGCAGCATTCTGGGCAGCAAAAACGAAGTGGTGAACTAATGCAGATACCTATTCTTTCAGGAATATTTACGGATAACGGGCCAGACTTACGTACCAGCTATCCAGTTAATTTGATGCCAGTACCTAAAGATTCAGGTATTAGCTCAGGATTTTTGCGCCCCGCCGATGGAATAGTAGCGAATGGCACAGGCCCAGGCATTGACCGTGGCGGCATTAACTGGAACGGTATTTGCTATCGGGTTATGGGTACTAAGCTAGTGCGTGTAGATAGCAATGGAACAATCACTACGCTTGGCGATGTTGGTGGCCCAGTTAATTCATTGGTGACATTGGATTACAGCTTTGACCGTCTAGCGATTGCTTCCGGCGGCAGGCTGTATTACTGGTCTCCAACTTTGGGTTTGATCCAAGTAACAGACCCCGATTTAGGGCTAGTTTTAGACGTTGTTTGGGTAGATGGCTACTTTATGACCACAGACGGCGAGTTTTTGGTAGTTACCGAACTAACCGATCCTACCCAAGTAAACCCATTGAAATATGGCTCTTCTGAGGTTGATCCTGACCCTGTTGTAGCCTTACTTAAACTACGCAATGAAATCTATGCCTTAAACCGCAACACTATTGAAGTATTTGATAACGTAGGTGGAGCCTTCTTTCCTTTTGCCCGTATTGATGGGGCGCAAATACAAAAAGGGGTAGTTGGAACCTTTGCTTGCTGTGTTTATATAGAAAACATTGCCTTTTTAGGCAGCGGGCGCAATGAAGCCCCTGGTATTTATATTGGTGCAAACGCCAATGCTCAGAAGATTAGCACCCAAGAAATAGATGAAATATTACTGGAATACACCGAAGCAGAGCTGGCATTAGTCAAATTAGAAGCCCGCAACGACAAGGCGCATCAGCATTTATATGTGCATTTGCCCAATAAAACTTTGGTTTACGATGCCGCAGCCTCTCAGGATTTAGGCCAGCAAGTATGGTTTATTCTTAGCTCAAGCACATTCGGATTTAGCCAATATCGCGCCCGTAACCTTGTATGGGCTTACGACAAATGGCTAGTAGGAGACCCTGAATCAAACAATATTGGCTATTTAGTGCAAGATATTAGCAGTCATTGGGGCGAGATCGTTAGCTGGGAATTCGGCACAATGATTATGTACAACGAAGGCAATGGCGCAATCTTTAACGAGCTAGAACTGGTTTGTTTAACTGGTCGAGTGGCATTAGGTATAAACCCTAGAATATCCACTAGCTACTCTATAGATGGCAGATCATGGAGCCAAGATAAATTTGTAACTGTTGGCACAATTGGTAGCACTAGAAAGCGCATAGCATGGTTTCAGCAGGGGCATATGCGGAACTGGCGCATTCAGCGATTTAAGGGTGATAGCCAAGCGCACCTTTCATTTGTGCGTTTAGAGGCACAATTAGAGCCATTGGCGTATTAAATATGGCAACGCAAAAACTCAACTTAACGCGAGATCAATTTGCTACTTTCTTAAAGAATCAAGAGCAGATCAAGCAATTTGAGGCATTGTTTCAAATTGCTGATGCAATAGCTCCTAAAGTTGTTGAAGAAGTAAAAATTGATGCAGGAACCGCTCAATCAACAGCAAATGAGGCTCTTGCACAGTTGCAGCGCATTGCCAACGCACTAGAATTGTTGGCGGCAGCCCCTGTTATTCAAAACAATAACTCGGTGGTGACAGACTATCTTGATCTAAACGAGCGTGCGCCAGTACCTACTGATAAGGTTGGTAGAACATACTGGAACCGAGATGACGGAACAATTGATGTTGATCAATACGGCGGCACGGTCTTGCAAGTTGGTCAAGAGCTTCAATATTATGCAAAAAACACAAGTGGCGGATTAGTTGCTAATGGCACGCCTGTTATGTTTACAGGGACTGTCGGGGCTTCTAGCAAATTAGAATTTGGTTTGGCAATTGCTAATGGCTCGGTTCCTGCTGAATACATGATGGGAGTGGCAACGAATAACATTGCAAATAACGAATTTGGCTATATTACTAATTTTGGTATAGTGCGCGGTTTTAATACAACAGGATCGCCTTACGGAGAAGTTTGGGCTGATGGCGATTTGCTCTATTTTGACCCAGCAACACCAGGCACTTGGACAAACGTGCAGCCATCAGCACCCAATATTAGCGTGCCAATAGCGGTAGTTTTAAACGCTGCACCAGGCGGTGCTGGCTCAATCTTTGTACGAATGGAGATAAGCAAGTCATTAAATAATTTGCAAGATGTGTTTATAAACGGAACAGGCACGCCTTTAGCGGGTCAAGTTTTAATTTACGATGCTACGCAAAAACGCTGGGAAAACCATTATCTGACTGCAGGCGCAAATATTCAGATTACTAATGCAGACGGATCAATCACTGTTGCGGTTACTGGTCTTGGTACGATGGCGTTTGAAAATATCGGAACCTCTGGCTCTTTTACGGCAGGCAGCGGCGAAGTCGTTACTGTTGTAAACGGCATTATTACTAGCATTGTTTAAGGAGAATCAAAAATGACAGTTACTGTAAAGGTGTTAATACCAGCAAAACAGGCTGAAAACACGCAAACCACTCAATACACGGCAGTTCTTTGTAAAACTTTAATTGATAAATTTACGGTGACAAACACTACAACCAGTAATGTAACCATTAATGTTAATTTAGTAACTACTGGCGGAGCAGTTGGTGCAAGCAATTTAATAATTGATACACGTAGTCTTGCCCCTGATGAAACCTATACTTGCCCCGAACTTGTTGGTCAGGTATTAGACCCAGGCGATTTTATTTCAACTATTGCAAGCTCAGCGGCTTCTCTGACTATCAGAGCAAGTGGGCGCGAAATTACTTAAGGAGTGTGGCATGAAAGATTTTATGGTTATCCCCAAGGGATTTGTAGGGCTTCCAATGGAAGAAGAGTTCATTTCTACTGCCGAAAACAAGAAAAACACCCAAACCGTCATTGACGATTGGATGCTTGGGCCACAAAACCCATCGAACGAGCCAACCGCTAATAAGGATTATTGGGTTAGTTTAGGCGATGCGATGCAGGTGGATGAGAAAGAAGCCCGCCGCCGCCGTTGCTCTAACTGCGAATACTACGATAACAGCACAATGATGCAAGCCAAGATGGAGAAAATCCCACGCAATGATTGGGATAAAGACGCTGGTTTCCGTGGTTATTGCAATAAATTTGACTTTATTTGCCACGATCTGCGCTCCTGCCAAGCGTGGGAAGAGCGTGAATACGAGATGGATTGACAGATGAGCAAAATGTGGGAAAATAAACAAGCTGAGCTTTTCGAGCCGCCAGCAGCTCATCCGACCAAAGGTTGCGTATGACTCATGTTGAATGGCTAAGAGAAAACTTGCAGAAAGCATTTGCCCTGCCAGCTCCTGCTATTGAATGGCTGGTCATGTTGTATGACGCAATTCAAGTTTTTGATGATGTTGCTGACGGTGATCCTGTAGATCGTCAAGCCCTCGATGCAACCATATGGAATACCCTAATTGGGATGAATCAGAACCCATTTTGGCTTGCCAATGGTCATAATTTAGCCCCTGTTGTAGCAACCATGATATTGAAGTGGCAAGCCTCAGACCAAGCCGAACGTGCTGGTGAGGCCGATGCCAAGGCGTATGTATGGCGTGCAGGCTATTACGATGTCGTTTTGATGGTTATACAGCTATGCCACGGCGCAAATAGTGCTAAGTTAATGGCTAAACAAGTCATGCAATTGTATGGCGAAACATACGAAGATTATATGAAGGAGTTTCATCATGCCTGATCCAATTACAGGTACTATTGCCGCTGTGACCACTGTTGGTGGCGGTTTATTGCAAAGAAATACTGCAAGACAGGCTGCGGCTCAGTCCTCAGACGCACAAGTTGGAATGTCAGAAGCAGGTATAAATGAGCTTAGAACTCAGTTTACTAACTTGCAAGAGTTATTAAAGCCTTACGTTCAAGCTGGCTCACAATCAATTACTGGATTGCAGCCATTTGCTGCGGCTGGCGCACCTGCCCTTGCCCAACAACAAGCCCTAGTGGGTTTAGGTGGCGCAGGAGAACAAGCTAGGGCAATATCAGCAATAGAGCGGTCTCCTTTATTTCAAGCGCAAGTAAGGCAGGGTGAAGAGGCTTTATTGCAAGGGGCTTCTGCTACTGGCGGCTTGCGTGGTGGCAACGTACAAGCGGCATTAGCTCAATTTAGACCTCAAATGCTGCAACAGCAAATTGATTTACAGTATCAACGTCTAGGCGGTTTGACAGAATTAGGCGCAACAACAACGCAAAACCTTGCTCGTATGGGTCAGGCCGCTGCTGCCGGACAAGCTGGCGCAGGTATGGAAATGGCAGCAGGAATTAGCGGTTTATACGGCGATATTGGCGCATCACGGGCTGGTAGAGCAATGGCTGAGCAAAGAGCGCAGGGTCAATTCCAAGGCAGTTTGTTTAATTTGGCTGGTCAAGCATTGCCTTCAATTGGTAAGTTATTTAGTGATGAACGCCTAAAACGTAATATTAAGAAGATTGGTACACGCCCTGATGGTCTAGGAGTTTACGAATTTGATTACATTTGGGGCGGTGGTCGCAACATTGGTTTGATGGCGCAAGAAGTTAATACCCTTTATCCGCACGCTGTGAGCGTGGTCGATGGCTATTTAGCCGTTAATTACAGTCAGGTCTAATCATGCTACAGAATCCAGCAAACTACACAATTGACATTCCAGACCCTTCTAAGGCTCTTATGCAGGGCTTTCAGACTGGCATGGCTATGGAAGAGATGCAGTTACAGCAACAAACTAAAGAGATGGAGCTGCAACGCCGTCAAGAATTGCAAAAGCGTACTCTTGCTTTGCTTGATAAACCAAATCCAACTGCGCGTGACTACACAAACTTAGCCACTTTATTGCCTGAAAAGGAAGCAGCTAGTCTAAGAGCTAACTTTGACCTTTTAAATAAAGACCAAAAAGACAACGATTTGCGTTTTGGCGGGCAGGTAATGTCTGCGTTTAGTGCTGGTTCGCCACAAATCGGCATTAAATTGCTGAAAGAGCGTGCTATTGCTGAGCGTAACTCAGGTCGTGAAGATCAAGCCAAACAGTACGAAACATTAGCGCAATTAGCTGAAATTGATCCGAACAGCGGTAGAACAATTATTGGCACGCATTTAGCTGCATTGCCAGGTGGCGATAAGATTCTTGAGGGTGCAATTAAGATACAAAAAGCCCCTGTAGAACTGCGGGATATTGAAAGCAAAATAGATGAGCGTGCTCAGCGTTTAGACCTAGATAGGGATAAATTGCAAAGTGACGTTGATATGAAGGTAATGGAGTTAGGCGGCAGAGGCACAAAATTAGAGCCTGATGCCCGTAAACTCGTTAATGAAGCTACCATTGCGGCTGTAGGCGGCGAGCAATCAGCAAGCCGTATGCTTGATTTAGCTCAGCG